CCATTCTTATACCCTTGAATCAGCCTGAACCAGCAGGAACCGAGTCGCATCGAGCCGAAAAGGGTAGGACTGAGCCAAGATTGGAGACACCTACGGACGCGGTGGATTCGTTCGGTCCTGAGGTTGCGGCTTTGGCTAAGAGTTTGTTGGGCATCACCATGATGGATTGGCAAGTTCGTGCTTTGACTGGGATGTTGGGTCACGATGGGACTGGTCAACTGTGTGCAAATGAGGCCGTCATAGGGACGGGCAGACAAAATGGAAAATCGTGGATGATCCGGGCGCTTTGTTGCGCGTGGGCGGTCAAGGGTCCTGAGTGGTGGGGTCGTCCGCAAGAGATTCAGATTGTGGCTAACAAAAAGAAACGGGCTATGGAGACATGGCGCTTTTTGGCTGGTGTTTTGGAGCGTGCGGATTTGGCGACTGTGCGTCGACAGAACGGTGACGAGTCAATCAATTTGCATAACGGCAGTGTGATTACTTTGGGTGTCGCAGCTCGTGACGAGCATGGTGGTTCTCCCGATCTTTTGGCAATTGACGAGTTATGGGATATTCATCCTGACGTGCTATTTGACAGTTTTAGACCTAGTCAGGTTGCCCGTCCGAATCCGCTACTTGCCTGTTTTAGTACGGCAGGTGACCAGTCCAGTGTGGCGATGCAAATGCTTAGAGAACAGGCGTTGCACGCAATTGACAAAGGGATTACTAACGGCATCTATTGGTGCGAGTGGTCGCCTCCACCCGGTGTGAATATGGAGGATCGGCAGTGGTGGCCGTGGTCGAATCCTGCGTTAGGGACAACGATTACTTGGCGCGCTTTGGAAAAGGCTTTTGCTGGTCCCGATCGTGGCGCATGGCTTCGCGCACACGGAAACCTTTGGATTGCGTCTGCTGATTCGTGGCTCCCGTTTGGGATGTGGGCCGAGCGCGTGTCGAATGTGCCGATCCCTGCTGGCGGTATTTTGGCTATTGACAATTCGCTTGACAACGAAACTTTGTATTGTGGCGTCCGAGCGGTCCAGCATGAAGGCGGCGTGATTGTGACTACTGAATTTGTTGTGGATTCCCAGTCGCAAATGTGGGCCGAAGTAAACCGCGTGATGCAGGACCGTGACGTGCAACTTCGAGTCAACCCGACATTGCATCCACACACTCCCCCCGACCTTTTGCGCCGAACCCAATCGGTCGGCTACCGTGAACTAAAAGCAGCAACCCCGATTTGTCGGGGAATGATTATTGAGGACAAATTGCACCACACTGGCGAAATCGCGTTGGCAGAGCACGTCACCAGAGCGGTCATGGTCAAAGTGGACGACGGCGCACCCCTCAGTTCACAGAAGTCACCCGGCGCAATTACCTTGGCGCGTTGCATGGTGTTTGCAGCTGCTGAAGCAGGACGGCCCACTAGGTCGTCGCGTGCCGCTTTCGCTTTTGGCTGAGGGTACTTAACACAGACCAAAAAGTGTGAGAGAATCGCTAGTGATGGCTCTTTTCGGTAGCAAGAAAGTAAGCGCAACCCCCGCGTTTGCGTCCGCGCCGATACAGGCTGCAGCAGGTTCTGCCGCACAGGTGGGTCAGTTCTATACGTACTCCGTCGGGGCGTCGCAAGAACTGGCCCTCTCTGTTCCCACTGTTGCCCGCTCAATACAAATGATCGCGTCCATGGTCGGCTGCTTAGAACTAAAGCATTACACGACGCAATGGACTGGCGAAGAGTACGAAGAGATCTATTTGGAGAACGAGTCGTGGATGGATCAGCCCGATCCGAAGGTCACGCGCAACTTCATTTTTTCGCAGCTCGTCACAGATCTCATGCTTCACGGTCGCGGATTCTGGTACATCACCAGCCGATCCACAGCCACAGGACGCCCGCTTTCGTTCCAATGGTTACCCGCCGCAATGGTGACGACAATGGATCAAGCAGGTCCGCAATGGTTCGGCCCGTCCGACCAAGTCGAATTTAACGGTTACCCACTTGCAACCGATGACGTCGTGCAGTTCTTGGCACCGACTCAAGGTCTGCTGTATACAGGCAACCGGGCAATTATGACAGCAATTAAACTGCAGCAAGCCGCTGATCGTTTTGCTGTTAATGAGATTGCAGCGGGTTGGTTGCAACAGACCGACGCATCCGAACCGATGTCAGCCGAAGATCTTTCCGAACTTGCAGCTGCTTGGCGTAACGCTCGACAAGTTGGTGCCATTGGCGCACTTAACAGCGTCGTGACTTTTAAAGAGTTCTCCAGTGACCCAAACAAACTGCAACTGATTGAGTCGCGTCAATTCCAGTCGCTTGAACTTTCTCGAAGCACGGGAATCCCCCCATACTTATTGGGCATCGGCGTGCCCGGTTCATACACATATCAGAACGCGCAACAGGCACGCCAAGATCTTTATTTATTCGGCACCAAACAGTATTTAGATGCCATTGAGCAGACTCTGTCAATGACCCAACTTTTACCGCGTCAACGGTACGTCAAATTTGATGTGTCGGACTACATGTACGAAAACGATTTAGGGAATGTTGAGCGCGAACCCGCTTACGAATCTGGAAACCGCGAGGAAGAATATTCATGATTAGATTGACCGCTCAACAGATCACGCTGGACGCGTCCGCTGATGGTGAACCGTCGCGTCAAATCACTGGGCTTGCAGTCCCTTGGAATGTCAAGGCCCAATTGAGTGGTGGCGAGAGTGTGATCTTCCTTGAGGGCTCACTGCCCGAGGACGGCCCGATGCCGAAACTTTTGGAATACCACGACGATACGCGCGTCATTGGTCGAGTCACCGAAAGAGTGTCCACCAGCGAAGGCATGATGTTTGTGGCAAAACTGAGCGCCACTCGCGCCGCCGATGATGCTCTTGCACTGCTCGCCGACGGCGCTTTAGACAGCGTTTCGGTGGGAGCAATCCCCACCAAGTTCAAGCGCCTCGCAGACGGGACTCTAGAGGTCTCTCAGGCTAGGTTCGTAGAATTATCGGTGGTCACTCAACCAGCCTACGCCGACGCGCAAATTTATTCAGTCGCCGCCTCATCACCCGATGAAAGCGAACCCGACGAAACCGAAACCCCAACAGAAACAACCCCAACACCATCCGAGGAGGATGAAATGTCAGAACCCACAACCGTTGAAGCCGCAGTAGCGACTCAACCCATCTATGCAACCGCCGTTAAGCGCGACGCAAAACTGCCGACCGCTGTCGAATACTTGAGTGCTGCCATTGCTGGCGGAACTGCTTGGGAACGTATGCACGAAGCACTTCGCGCCGCAGCTCCCGACGTGGTCACCAGCGACACACCCGGTGTGCTCCCAACCCCAATCCTTGGACCTGTCTACAACAACTTCATCGGTCGCCGTCCAGTTGTTGACGCAATCGGTGCCAAGTCCATGCCGGGTGGAGGCAAAGTCTTTATTCGTCCCGAGGTCACAACTCACACCAGCATTGGTGCAAGCCTCGCCGAAATGACTAACCAGTCAGGCACTTTCGTAGTGTCATCAAATCAGGTAACGAAGCAAATTTTCGGTGGCTTTGTCAACATCTCTGAAGCCGATCTTGACTGGACCGATCCCGCAATCTTGTCAATTTTGCTTGACGACATGGGCCGTATTTACGCAAACGCAACCGACAACTACGCCGCCGATACTTTGGTTGCAGGCGCAAGCGTTACCCGCAACTTCGTAGCTGCTGATCTTGTTGATCCAAAGTCATGGTCAGAATGGGTCGCAGGATCTGCTGCAACAATCTTGTCATCGTCAAACGGCAACTTGCCAACGCACATCTTTGTATCGCCAGACATTTGGGGAAATCTCCTCGGTCTTACCGATACCGCAGACCGTCCGTTGTTCCCGCAAGTCGGCCCAATGAACGCATACGGCAACCTTGCACCCGGACAGAACAACGGCAACGCTTTTGGTTTGTCAGTTATCGTTGACCGCAACTTTGCCGCCGCGACCCTTATCGCTGGCGACGCATCTGGTTACGAACTGTTTGAACAGCAGAAGGGCGCGATCTCGTTGGACAACCCGTCTACCTTGAGCCGCACCATTGCGTTCCGTGGCTACTTCGCCGCTTTGATGATTGACAACACCAAGTTCGTTAAGGCTGCTTTCGTCTGATAGACGGAACTGAGTAGAGAGACTGCACCATGGCCACATTTAGCGTGACGCACCACCAGCGTCTAGACGATGTTGCTGTGGTGCAGACCCTCGAAGCAACCGACATAACAGTTGGTCAGACAATCACACTGACAGGACTAGGTCACGGTCTTAACGGCACGCACATTGTTATTGCTGTACCGGTCAACTTGTTCGCTGGCGTTAACGAAGCAGGCGACCTTTTATACAACGAAAACGAAGTCATTGTTAACCAGTTGATGTTTCAAGATGTTGGCGACGATCTAGAACGATCCGCTGCCGATCCGTTTGGAACTTTGACATGGACTTTGACGTGCACATGGACCACGGTCGCAGCAGTGCAAGAGTTTCTCGGGATCGCGTCGGCCACGGCAAATGACACCGCGTTTCTAACGACTTGTGTTTCAGCTGCGAACTCGTGGTGTTTTCGTCGCAGGGTCTCCGCTGGATACCACGATAATTTGACCAGTGCACCAGATGCGGCCGTACTGCTCGGTACGACTTTATATGCTGCTGGTTGTTACAGGGAACGCGGGACCACTGGAGACAGTTACGCATCCTTCCAAGACATGAGCGGACCACCGTTAATGACCTTGGGTCGAGTCAACCAGTTGCTCGGCGTCAAACGATCGCAGTGTGCATGAAATGGCTGGCATTTTCACAGACGCGATTAACACCGTGTCGGCTTCGCTTACGGCCCTTGGGCTCAAGCCTGTTACCGATCCACGCAACGCACGACCGCTCACAGTGTTCATTGAGTTGCCGTCGTTTGAATCGTACGGTGCAAACCCAACATCCAAAGTCAGTGACGTCACAATCACTATTCGAATCCTTGGATCGCCACCCGGCAACCAAGACTCAACCGACTACATCCTTGGCGTCGTGGACACGATCCTCGGCTCAAACATTGCAGTCATCAATGGACAACCATCCATCGCAACGATCGGGTCGCAAGACCTCCCCTGTTACGACCTCACTATCAAACTCACAGCGACACGCTAACTAACAAAGGAAAAACATCATGGCAATCGTTTACCAAGGCAGTGGACAAATCACCATTGGCGCAAACAACATTTCACTCAACTGTTCATCCATTACCCTCGAAGCAGGTTTTGACTCGCTTGAGGCAACCGTGATGGGAGCCACTGGACACAAGTTTGTTGCTGGCCTCCAAACGGTCAGCGTTTCGGCAACTGTGTTGCTTGAATACGGCGCGACTTCAGTGGAAAAGTATTTGTCAGATGTTGTTGGCGACGGTGACACCACCGTCATTGTGGCACCTGACAGCGGTGTCGCTGCACCCGGCAATCCGATCTACACCATCACCAACATGATGATTTCGTCGTTCATGCCGATCTCAAGCACTGTCGGATCACTTGACACCATGACCGTTACGGGCACTGGTGGCACTTGGGTTCGTGCCGTAGCCTGATCTAATCAACACAAACAAAGGACCCCGACATGATTGGTATGACGTTACGAGTAGAGATGCTCGACGGAGAAACACACGAGGCACCGATTACTTATGGTGTGGCGTGTCGCTGGGAGGACCATCATCCTCAACTCTCCGTCGGGCAGTTTCTAGAAAACATGAAGTTTAAGGCGTTGGCTTGGTTGGCATGGGACGCGGTCCGCTCCAGTGGCGTAATCGTGGAACTGTTCCCCAAGTGGGTTGAAAAAGTAGGGGACATCACGTTTGTCCCAAAAGAGAAAACAAAGCAGGACGCGCAGTCAACCTCATAGCGCAGCTGGCAATTAGGACAGGCATCAGTCCATTGGATTTGATGGAATGTCCAGCGTCGGTTGTAAATGAGATGGTTCGTTTGCTTGTTGAGGAAAACGAGAAAGCGAAACACAAACGATGAGTCTGGGAATTGATCTGAAACCAACTGGCCTAAAAGAGGCGTTGAGGACGATTAATTCCATTGACCCTAAATTGCGTCGTGCTTACGGCAAAGAGATCCGCAAACTCGGGCAAGTTGTTGTTGACGCGATCACGCCATTAGTGCCGTCATCGTCACCAACTCGGGGCATGGATGGGCAGTGGCGTACCGGGTGGAAAAACGGTCAGACACGCAACATCGTTGTCAAGACCAACACTCGAAAAGCACGCAAACGCAACATTGCTTTGGGCGCTCAATATGAGACAATCGGAACGATCACTGTCGGCACCAAAGGCGCCGCTCTCGCAATTGCTGACATGGCTGGCAAAAGTGGCAATCGAGGCCGTACTGGTCCGCGTGCTCGTCCAAACTTTGCTGGTGTCCTTAACGAAAAGATTGGTCGCGGTCCGTCGCGTATGGTTTGGGCTGGTGGCGAAAAAGCGATCCCAGATTTTCAAAAGGCTTTAGAGCCTGTCATTAAAGAGGTAATCTTTAAAGCGAATCAAGAACTTATGAAGGTGAACCGCTAATGGCAATCAACATTCCGATCACTAGCGAATTTTCTGACAAAGGTATTCGAGCTGCTAAAGCCGCTTTTGGTAATTTCAAAACTGCGGTTGCTGATGCTGAAGGTGGCATGAACAAATTTAAGGCTGGATCAACCGCTGCTCTTGATGCGGTCAAAGCCAACGCCGCCTCGTTCGCTATTGCTGGCGGCGCGGCCCTCGTATCTTTCGCCGCTCAAGGTGTCAAAGCGTTCCAAGAGTTGGCGTTAGGAGCCGAAAAGTTCTCTACCGCTACAGGGT